TTCCTGTGTGTTGTACTGGACGGATAATGACTACCAAAGCTTCACAACTGGTCGTGTGATCCCCATCAGCGACACTATGCCGACGATTACTCAACTAGGTATGTTCCGAAGACGGGCGTTTAAACTGATCTACTCCGATGCGTATCCTATGCGGCTTGAGGGGTTTGAGATTGATATTAATACAGGAACACAATAAGGAATCTATATGATTAAAAGTATGTTTCAAGACGACGGGGATTTGTACGGTGGAGACTATGCGTACAATCCTCAAACGTCCCTCCCTAGTGCTTACACCCAGAGTAACCCGTCTGCTCCAAGTGTAGCCACCCAATCCGCCCCTGCTTCCTCGGTAATCACTCTGCCCAAGAGTATTACGAGTGTTAGCTCTCCGGCTGCCTCTGGTGGTTTGGCAAGTCAGTTTGCACCAACGTCCTCCTCTGTACTACCCCCGGCGCAAGCCACACAGGTAAATTATGTCTCACCTACAGTTGCTGCGACTAATAAGGACAACGTAGCAGGTTACAATGGTGCAATTACCCCTATCATTAAGTATGCCCAAGACAACCTCGATTATTACAGCAACCGTGCGTTGGGTGATTATGATCCGTATGGCGGCTACTACAATATCTACAATGGGGTGTCGTCTGCTGCAATGCTTGATCCAGAGGTTGCAGAATACTTTAATGGTGGATACTCTGGTAGTGGGGCCTATGATCCCTATATCCAGAAGAAGATTGACACCATGAACAGTCTCTACAAAGATAAAGGCTGGGACGGACTGCTACAGAATGTCAAAGACGGTTACGTTAATAATGCACATGGTGGTCTTCAGAACGCTTACGCAAACCCAAACAAGAAAGTCAGTGACGGCACCTTCTTTGAATGGTCTGATCTGAAGACCGTTGCAGCACTTGCTGCGGTTGTCTTTGGTGGTGGTTCACTCGCTGCCGGTGCAATGGGTGGTGGCGCTGCTGGAGCAGCGGGTGCGGCAGGGGCCGGAGAAGCTGCTGCTGCCGGTGGAGCCGCCGCTGGTGGTGCTGCTGCTGGCGGAGCTGGTGTAGGTGCTGGGGCGGCAGCCGGTGGTTTGGTGGCTGATGCTGCAATCCCCACGGTGGTCGTAACTGGTTCTGCTGGGGGTGCTGGTGGATTAGGTGGCCTCGGAGCACTTGGTGCTGCCGGTGCTGGTGCAGTTGGCCTTGGTAGTATGATGGGGGGTGGTGGTGTTGATCCAAATGTCCCACAGGTAAATGTCACTGGACATCCTGAAGACCCCGGTGTGCATATCCCTGAAGGCGATCTCCCTGTGCTGATTCCCCCGGTCCTTAACCCACTAGACCCCGATAAGGTAAAACTACCGGCTGATGGTATGGCAAAAGACCCCAATACAGGTGGTGTAGTGGGTGGTGGTGGTACTCCGGGCGGTGGTGTTCCTAACCTTCCGGGAGGTATCAAGCCGGGTGATGTTCTCGGTGGACTGGGTGGTCTCTATTCTGGCTATCAAGACTACAAGATGAACCAAGCGGATATGAGTTACTACCAAGGTCTGTTGAACAAGATGATGGGTATGTACCAACCGGGCACTCCAGAAGAAGAACTGATGCGTAAGCAGATGGAAGCGAAGGATGCTGCTGCGGGTCGTAATAGCCAGTACGGTGTACGTTCTCAGAATCTGGCAAGCCAACTGGCTGCTCAGCGTGCACAGATCATGACTAGCCCGACCTTTGCAAAGATTGCTGAAGCAAGCCGTGGTCACTATGACTCCAGCCTTGCAAGTCTGTCTAGCCTGTTTGGTCAAGGAGCCGCCAACAACTCGGCACTGAATAACCTGATTAACACTGGTATCAATTCCGGTGCTAGCTGGCTCCAGAATCTCTTTAGTTAAAGGTAAATATGGATTCTCTTGAAATGATGTATAAGATGGGGCTGAAGAATACGGCTGCCTACAACCTGCCCCAACAGATGCAGAATGACCGTGCGGCTGCGGCGGAAGACCTCCGTACCAAGCAGATTGCCAATGACCAATCCATGGTGATGAATCCTCTGAATGCTCAGTTCCGACAGGGACAGATCGCAGAGCAGGGAGCAATACTGCCGGGACAGCAGGCGGCAGCCCGTAGCTTGGTCAGTAACGCCAATGTGGATACAGCTACTGAGTCTGCACGGATCGCACAGAGGCTCTCTAGTCTGTCTAATCAGATGGGTGTGGATGGTGTCCAGAAGATGGCTCGTGAGGGTGTCATTGCCTCACAAGCTGCTGCTGCACTGAAGAACTACCCTCCGGCTCTACACAAGGAGGTTCTGCCTAAGTTGTACATGCAGTATGGGGGTGATCCACACAGCCCCCTACTTCAAGGCTTTATGAGTATGCCTGATGGTGAAATTGCCAAGGCATTAGCCACTACCGGTCAAGGTATGGCAATGGCTTCTCATGAGTATCTTCAGAAGTCTGCACTACAGGCCAACGAGAACAACAGCCAAGAGAGGATTGCTAAGGGCAACAACGCCACCAGTATTGAGGTTGCTAAGATTCAGGCTGCAAGTCGTGAAGCTGCTGCTAGGGCACGCGCTGCTGCTATGGCTAAGATTCCAAAGACTGAGGATCGTATTGCTATCCTTGAGGAAGCTGAGGCTAATGGTGAGGCTACCCCACAAGAGAGTGAACTGCTGCGTCGATTGAAGAATCACGTATATAACGAGAAGACTCTAGCTGCTCCGGCGGTTGCTCCTGAAGTTATGGGCCAAGAAACCCCAACGGCTCGTGCTGCTCGCCTTGCTCAAGGTTCTACACCACAAGCTGCTGCTGCACAAGTACCCAATATTCAGCAGGCACTACAAGCTGCTGGTATGCCGTACGAACCTAACAAATACGAGTACCGTATTGGACCGAATGGTCAACCACAACGTAAAGCCAAATAAGGAGAACTAATGGCCACCAATGGATGGGAAGATATTCCGACGAATTCTGGATGGGAAGACATTGCACCAGCTAAAGGTGGCTTCAAATCGGGAGAGGCGTTCAAGGCCACTAAAGACCTTACACCTGATCTGAAAGGTCTGTGGGAGCAGTTTAAGAAGGAATGGGAGAACCGTGCTAACACTCCCATGACCCTTGAGATTGCTACCAAGATGACGCAGGACGAGCTCGCTGCGGGTTCTGGTGTTTTGGACACCGTGGCTGCCCTACCTGCTATGCTGGCTGGGGGTGTTAAAGGTGCCTACACGGGTGTCAAGGAAATGGATGCATCGAAGGGTTTAAAGGCGGGTGAAGAGGCTATGCACGCCCTCTTGCCGTCTACCCTTCTGGGCAATGAGGCAGACCAGCAACGGGAAGGCTATAATGCTGCCATGGCTCCGGTTACGGCTATTATGGATACCATGAATGCGGCTCCACAGGGCTACGGTGAAATCCTGAATGCGATGGGTCACCCTGCTGCTGCACAACAGGTTACTGATGCAGGTAAGCTTGGTATTATGGTAGGTGCTGGCTATCACGGCGCTAAGGGTATGGTTGATTCTGTCAGGGGTAAGAAACTGACTGATGCCGAGCAGAAGAAGCTGGATGCTCTGGACAAGGGCTGGGAAGATGTCCCGGCACCACAGAAGACCTTTGAGAATGTCAACAGTGCTGCTGATCGTGGTATTCCGGGTACTGAGGAAAATCCACAGGGTCACCTGTGGGCACAGGAGCATGACACTCCCACTAATCCGATCCACGAAGACCAACAGATGAGCTTGTTTGATCGACCCTCCGAGCCTATTGAGACTATTCCGTATGAACTGTCTCTTGGTGACGTTGGTGGGAATCATTCGGGCATTCGTATGCCGGAGTTTGGCCGACGCGAAGATGTGGAAGGTCCACAACCTAAGACGAAATTCCAAGACTACACTGGCGAGCTGTCGATGGAAGAGTTCCCGAACCGTCTGGATCAGGAGCAAGCTGCTCGACAAGCTGCACCAGCTAGTAGCTGGGAACAGGGGCCGTTGGGTAGCCGGGATGTTGCTCGTGCTAAGGCTGAAGAGAGTACTCGTCTGGCAGAACACGAAGCTTCAGAGAAAGTTCGTATCGAGTCTGAGAAACAAGCTGCTTTCAAGGCTATGGAGGACTTAGCTAACCAGACCAAGGAACGTGATCTGAACCATATGGAAGCTCAGCGTGAGACGGACTTCGCAGATTCCATCAATAGTGTGGAGAACTCACCGGGTCGTAATTTCTTCACCGATCCTAACAATCGTGAGAAGGTAGCACGACCGGAAGACCGTGAAGTGTCTGCTGCACGAGAGTTCTTCCTAGACCCCAACAACCGGGAAAAAGTGCCCAGCCATGGTGACACTCCGGCTCGTGGGTTCTTCCTTGATCCACGTAACCGTGATCGTATGGACTTCCATAGTGATCATGAGTTTGCTAAGGGTGAACTTGGTGACAAATCCCTGATGCATCCAGAAGCTACCCATGCTATGACGGAAGCACTGGCTCGTGGGGATGTCAACTCCGCTATGGATGCCATTATCCAGAACCATGAGAATGTAGCCTTCCGTAATCTGGCAGCATATCTCAAAGGCAAACTGGAAGGTATCTCTATCAGGATGCACGATGAGGGTATCCTCAAGTTTGGTGACAAGCACGCTACGGGTTACTTTGATCCAGCTACTCGTACGGTTGGTCTGTCCCGTGTTGGTGCTGTCAGCCCACACACTGTCTTACACGAACTGGTACACGCACTGACTTCTGACTTTGTGAATATGCGTCCTAACGATATGCGAGTCATTGGTATCAAAGACCTGTTCAACAAGTTGAATGAGTTGGGTATGCAGAAGGAGTTTCCTAACGTTAGTAACGTCAAGGAGTTTCTGGCGGAGGCATTCTCCAACCCAGAGTTCCAAGACTTCCTTAAGGAACACCGAGTTGCTGAGAAGTCGATGTGGAAGCGTTTCGTGGACAATGTGAAGAGTATCCTTGGATTCTCCAGCACTGACCGTAACGCCCTGACGACTGCTCTTGAGCACACGATGGACTTGGGTAAGCAAGTGATGGAAGCTGGTAAGGAAGACCAGAAGGCACCGCTGAAGGATGCTGGTATGCCGGGTAAGTTAGCTGACCTGATGGTGGTGCGGAAGAAGTATCCGGAGCCTGTCAAGAACCCGGACGTTACCAAGCTGAAGGTTCCCGGACTGAAGGATGCTATCTCGGATTTTAAGTTCGAGGACCGGCCGATGGAAGAAATCATCAAAGAGGCTCGCACTCAAGATGACATTCCTAACACCGTCATGGAGAAGCTGGGTCAACAGCTCCAAGCTGGTGGTCTGTTCGAGAGCCTGAAGACTCGCAACCTTGTTGTCAAGGCTACCTATGAGCGCATTACTCGTGCTTCACAGGAATATGCCCGTAACATCAAGACCTACCTGACTGATCCGCATACGGGCCTCAAAGCTTATATGCGTGCCTTGGATACTCAAGAGAAAGCAGGTATCCATGCTGCCATGATGAAGTACGAGGGTGTACGTGAACTGTCGAATCATGAACTCCGCACTGCGGGCTTCAACGAGAAGCAGATTGCCTACTACAACAAATACCGTGAACAGAGCACCCGCTTCTTCGATGACATCAACAAGCGTCGTGAAGAATTGGGTATGGCACCTCTTGACAAGCGTGTGGCTCACATTGCTGGTCGCTTCATGGGTGACTTCTCTAGGTTCATCTTTGACACGGATGGTAAGATTGTTGGCCGTATCTCGGGTAGCACCCGTTGGGAACTGAACCATGCAACCAAATGGATGCAGGCTAAGCACCCGGAGTATCAGATGGGTAAGCCGGAATACAACAAGCTGGGGAACCATAGGAATCCGGCAGATCGCTTCAGTGGTCTGATGGAGGCACTGAACTTCCTGACCAAAACCGATGCTGATGTTGCAAGGGTGATGGACAGCTACAAGGCTTATCTACAGTCGGATGCTATTGGGTATTTGAATGCAACTCGCCATGCTAAGGCTAAGGTGAAGGACGCCGGTGGTATCCACGGCTCGGAAGGTCACAAAGATTGGAAGAGTAAGGAGAAGAATGCGGAGGAAGGTATGAAAGCCCAACTCGCTTACTTCGAGCAGGGCTATAAATGGATGGCTATGGAGAAGGCAGTGCATGATCTGAAGCCGCTGTTGGGTGATGAGCAACTTGCTCTGAACACTCCTAACGCACTGAAATGGGCTGAGGCTTACAAAGCTCACGCACTCGGTAAGCAGGAGCATCTGGCCGATCTGTTCAACTGGACTGCTTCGATGTTTGGTGAGTATTCCGGTCTTGGTCACACCAATATCTTTAAAGCTAACGCGAAGATCAAGCACCTCACCATGCAGAAGTTCATGGGTCTTGGGAACATCCCGTTCTCGGTGACTCAGCTGATGCAGCCTGTGCAGGTACATCCTCCGATGGTCGCTCTGTTGAAACAGCGCGGTCTGGAGTTCAGTGCTACTAAGGCGCAGTTGGATGCAGCTAACACTCACCTGAAGCTCTCTATCGAGCAAGTTACGGGTAAGCCGGGAGATTACACCCCATTTGAGCGTGCTGCTCTTGATTATGCTGAGCGTGCTGACATCATGGCTGTGAAGATGGCTGACCACACCAAGGACATCAATGAGTCCAAGGCGTATGAGCTATATTCGAAGATCGCTGATGTGAACATTAAGTTTCCGGAACGTCTCACCCGTGGTACGTCGTTTATGTTCTATGCCCACCTGTTGAAAGACGCTGGTGTCCCGATAAAGGATATCTTTGGTGCTGCTGAGAACATGACTAACATGACGATGGTTAATTACCATCCTCTGGAGCGTCCAATGGGTTATGCCAAGTTAGGTTGGGTTGGTGACATCGCCAGTACCCTGACTCGATACAAGCACAACCAGTTGAGCCAAGCTGCTTTCTATACTCGTGAGGGTATCCATAGTGGCAAGGTCTCCGGCTATGCACCTCTGGCTACGTTTGTGGGTACGTCTCTGGCATTTGGTGGAATCATGGGCTTCTTCGCGTACAACGAAGCAGACGCCTTATACCAACTGTTCACCGAGCATGTGATGGGTAAACCGGACACTCTGACGAATGTTCTGTTCCAGCATAACACCCCAGAGATTATCTCTCACGGCCTGTTCAGTACTCTTGGTCTGGATATGACTACCCGCTTCAGTAACGCTAACATGATTCCTGACAGTATCCCGAAGGCTCTGATTCCATATGGCTCTGCCGTGTTGGATGTGCTACAGAGTGGTACTCGGTTTGCTATGGACCCTACCAGTGAGACTAAGCGTCACCAGTTCCTCAAGTCTGCTGCTCCACAGTCGGTACAAGGTCTGCTGGAGAACGAGTGGTTCACTGAGAAGCGATCAGATGGTTCTAATCTGTATCAGAATGGTACTGCTGGGCCGAACATGGGTAAGGGTAGGGTTGCTCGTTCTGATGGGGATATGGCGTTACGGGCCTTTGGTTTCCGTGACATCCGTGAGTCCAAGGAACTTGCCAAGAACTACTCGGACAGTCAGATCGAGAAAGGTAACGCGAACGTGGTAGATGGTATCCTGACCAAAGCTAAATATGCTGCTATGGATGGGACACTGACCAGTGATAAGCTGAGGATGCTGGCTACTAGGGCTGCGCAGTTGGGTGAAGACCCTAACAGCTTTGCCGCTAAGCTCGCAGCTTGGGAAGGTGCACGACACCTGACTCAGGAACAGCAGCAAAAACTGCGTGACGCCATGAGTGGCTTTAAAGGTGCCATGAACATTAAGGAAGGAAGATAAGATGGAATACAAGTCGTACGCCCTCACTCAGCAGTTTGAGGGCTTACGTCTGGAAGCCTATCAGGACACTGGTGGCGTCTGGACGATTGGTTTTGGACATACCAAGGGTGTTAAGAAGGGTGATAAATGCACTGAGGCGCAAGCGTTAGCTTGGCTGAAGGAAGATATGGCTGAGGCTGTGAAAGCAGTTAATGATCTGGTCAAGGTATCAATCACTCAACAACAGTTCGATGCTCTCTGTGACTTTGTATTTAACTTGGGGGTGAATGCTTTCCGCAACAGTACTCTGCTAAGGCTCTTGAATACCGGGGATTATAAGAGTGCATACAACCAGTTCGCACGATGGAAGTATGACAATGGAAGGGTGATTGAAGGGTTGGTGAGACGCCGTAAGGCAGAAGCTGATCTCTTTATTCACGCATAAAGAAAAGGGGAGTCCTCGCAAGAGGCTCCCCTTTTTTATTACTCGTTAGGCCACTTAACCAAGGTGAACCGCACGAACAGTAGACTAACCATTACAGACCACAATGCTTCGTGGTCAATACTTTCGAAGTCCTTTCGAGTCAGGATTTCAAAGCCAACACCTGCACCAAAGATCGTACCGAACTTAAGATCAATCACGCTCTACCACCTTTGGGTCATACGAGTCAAATCCCATCTTTTTATAAATCCAATCTGCAATATCCTCACCGGCAGAGTAAGCCTCTTCAGAGTCTTTAACCGGAACCTTAAACGTCAACGTAACTTCATACTCAGCTGCCACAACTGCCCCCTTTTCCACTGATGTCACAAATGTCATTCTCGACGAAGATTGTACCAACGTTAGTAATTGCTTCCTTGTACGGCACTTCAGTCAAGGGTTGTCCACCACGCGAACCATCAGGGTAGCAGGTAAAACCTCGAAGTCTAGGGGCGTACTGCGAGAGGGTTTCAGCGAATCGAGTAACATCCTCTTCACTATTGCCTCGGCTGCCCCAAACGAGAAGGTTAATGGTACTTGAGATTGACATATCAACGTAATCTTGAACGTCAGCTTGGAATTTGATTCGTCGTTCGAAGTCATGGCTTAGCTTGTAGGCAGTATCAATTGTTTCGGGATCGAGTCCGTAATCGTCAATGAGTCGCTTGGCAGTGCTATCAATGACGTACTCGTATTTCCAGACGGTTCCATCTGTAAGATATCGTCGCTTGTAAGCAACTGCAAAGAGAGGTTCAATGCCAGTCGTAGTACCTGCAAGGATTCCAATCGTTCCTGTTGGGGCAATTGCGCGATATCCGACAGGAGTGCTGATATAAAGTCGCGCACAATGTTCATCAGCGCTTCGTTTCGATTCATCACGATAGATAGCTAACCATTTATGAAGTTCAGGTGTTACTTCGTATTTGCTTCCTCGCTTAAGTAACCACTCATGCATGCCCATAAGGCCAAGACCAAGTCGGCGGTTGCGTTCACGAACCTTCTTAACTTTATCGTAGGGTAGATCGGCCCTGAGAGTCCCACAAACCAAGAACTTACTAGCAAGGTGCACAACATCGGCAAACTCATCAATACTGTCAATATTCCCCATATTGACGCTGCCAAGATTACAAACATCAGAGTCGTCTGCTGAAGTAACCTCAGTACAAGCATTACGAAGTGTTTCATTCTGTTTGTCTCCGAAGTTAAACGAGAAGCCCGGTTCACCCGTCTTCATCGCTTGCAAGCAGTTCAACAGGAACGTAGGATCAGTAGCACGATCCGGCTTATTCAACCAAGCATCGTCGTAGTTGATACTAATGTTAGTCATGTCCAGAGGTGCAGGGTAGTTGAAGTCCTGCATCTTGGCATCAGCAATAGTCATCGGACCATCACCAATCAACATCGAACTCCAGTCTTTCGCTTTCAGGAAGTCAGGAATGTCTTCGTGTTGCCAGTTCAGGGATGCGTAGATTGCGGAACGACGACTACCTCCTTGCATAACATTACGCCCGACTTCGTTGACGGCTTGCATAAGAGGGATAGGGCCGGAGGCTTTTCCTCCGGTACGCCGAAGTACCCGCCCTTTAGGCCGTAGTAGAGAATAGTCGACACCAATGCCCCCGCCAGTAGTAAGGCAAGACATAGCTCGCCAAACCACATTAGCCCACTCTTCACGAGTGTCCTCTTCGGCGCGCAGCAAGTAACAGTTGTTGTATGCTTTGAATTCTCGTCCAGCGTAGTAGAGATAGCGGCCTCCCGGTAGGAACTTCATTTCCTTCATGAACTGTGCTAACTTGCCCCGATCATCCTCAGACATAAGTGGATTAAGGGTGCCGTTGCGAGTACCAGTAACGTCATCAACAAGCCGATCACACAGAGCATCCCAAGTATCGTCAGGACCTTGAGCGTATTTGTTACGAAAGATGTTAGCTGCAAAACTAGTTTTAAATCGTTGATATTCCAATTACTCTCCCATGTTCTCGCTGTCTCGCAGCTTTACTTGATCCAGCCAGAGCTGACGTTCCTCCATCTTCCGCTTAAATTCTGCGTAAGCACGACGTTCTTCGTGCCGTTCCTTAATCTCCATCTTCTCCAAGTGACTCGGACGTTCAGTCACGTTCGTCCTCGAATTCGTCGAATAGTTCTTGTACGAGTTCGTCATAATGATCCTCAATCTTATCAGGGAAAGCTTCCACCAGTTCAGCACTCGAAATATCAAGTGCCTCCACAATCTCATCAGGGTCGTGCCGTTCAGCTAGGCGCTCCTGAAGTTCTCGAATAGTTACATCACTCATTTGTTAATAGTCTCTTCATTACAGACATCAATCATATACCGGATAGCCATTGCCGCGACTTGCTTAGCCTCACTGTACATCTTGTCCAAGTCTCGGCGCTTCTGATTGACCTTTACCTGATCCCACAGTTCATCCATCTCTTCAGCAAGAATGGCGTAGCCTTCGTGAGCACTGTTAAACTTCGGCCAGTTCTCAATAGCACCATCAAGTTCAAGCAGCACATCAGCAATAATAGTTTTTACATCACTCATCAGTTATTCTCCATTAGTGCCTGATTGGCATTTAGTAATGCCTTGATACTGACAGGGAATCGTTCCTCAATCAGCGGCAAAATCTTTTCTGCTACGATTCGTGTTTCGTACTGAGCGTGTGGATCAAGGCGTAGGCGCAGCATATCAGCAAAGGCACCTAGAGTACCGGACCAATACCACTCGGTCATCATGTTCTGAGGAAGGATCACACGAGCCTGCTCTGCACACATACCAGCTTCAATCAGACTATTATAAGCATCCAACACAGGGGTAAGAATCTGTGTCTTTAGCTGCTCATTGAGGGCAGGGGAGCCAATGAAGTCAGGAGCATTAAACTCCTGATCTGTTGATCCTTGCTTCACATTTTCAGCTTTACCTCGCCAGATGGGTGGGAAATAGAACTCCGGCTCATTATCTACATAGCGGCGGCTAATCTCGTTCCAAGGCATGAAGCGGTGCTTAACAAGCTGCCGCGAAACGAAGATGGGTGCTTTAACACGGAACGTCAGGAACGTGTGATTGAAGGGGCTATAGTGCTTGTGCTTAGCAAGGTAGTTGATGAGCTTAGTGTCGGACTCTTTCAAATATGGATGACGATCCACAACCACATAATCACCATGTTCATCCTCATCATGAACATCGTCGTAGGACCAGTCACTCTCTTTGTCGAAGCTAACTCGTGCTGCATTGACTACGGAAAGGTCAGTGCCCATCGAATCGATGAGCTTGACCTCGATATCACTTACCCGCAAATTGTTCTACCATGCGTTGGCCGAAGAATACCACCTTTTCTGCATCATACTTACCATCAGTGTAACCTTTCTTACCAACACCAAGGTTACGTGCTGCACAACTACGCCAGATAGCCTTGAAGGCGTTACCCTCAGCATAGTTCATACCAAGGGCTTCAATGATGTCGTTGCACTCAGCAGTGTATGGGGTGAGGTTCTTATTAGTGGGGCTCTTAATTAGAACACTGTAATAACTAACAGAACCACCTGTATACTCCGCTTTACTAACGTTAGTAACTTTTGCAAGGTGTTTATAATCAGCCTCGGTAGGCCAAGGTGATGCAGTGGTCTTCGGGGCATCCATAAACTCTTGTAGTTGTTTAGCGTTCTCTACAGCTTTCCAAGACCCCGGTTGGGGTTGAATATATTCACGATCCATATTTCTTCCTCAAGTATTTAAGTGACACCGGCATCAAATCAAAGGCACCATCATTGACATCATGCAGCATCAGCATACCACGCCAGTGCTTATTGCCTTGTGGACCCATGTAGTCTTCGTCATGCTCGTAACAGGAACCAGCGATGATACTGGTCAGTTGAGCACCATCAGCCTTGTGGCCGGTAGCAATCTGTAGTCCCTGCTGGTGTCCTGCAATGCAACTCATATGTTTCTTGGTTAGTTGGGCGCTAGCAGTAGTACAAGGCCGCCCCATAACACCAGTAGTGAAATAATGGCTATAGGCAATACCATCGATAACAACCACTTTAAGAAATGGATGAACTTCCCACCCGAATTCTTCGTACTTAAGATCGTCAACGCTAATAGTTCCATCAAGTTTTGGATCATCATTGATTACTCGATTGATTCGGTTTTCATGGTTTCCAAGAGTGAGTACCATTCGCGGCTTATAGCGCGCTCGGTGATTTTTAGCCGCCCATCGGTTGTAGTCTTGCATTGGTGCCAGCAGTGCTTCCATAGCTCGATGTGTTGCATCAACGTCGGCCCGATACCTTCGCCCTTCAAAGCTTTTCTTGCCAACATCATAACTCGATAGGCTAGGTAGGTCCGCAAAGTCACCACCGAGAACCACAACATCAGGGGTCTTTTCGACAAGGTATTGTCCAATATGGGTTAGGTACTCTGTGCTATGTCCGGGCTTGACTTGGCAATCGGGGATATAGGCGTGCTTCATAGAAATGATTCCCTTCGCATTTCGGTCATCATTGGGTAGCGTCAGGCTCCGGCATTGTGATTGCACCACCGATACCGTCTTCCTCATCTTCCTGAAGGAAGGGCAATGCACCCCGTACTAACAGTTCGTTAATGCCAAACTCCACGATAAATTTAAGTTCCTGTCCAGATAGGGTACCTTGATACGTGTAGCTACCATCTTCAAGCTCGACTGCATGATTAATGTTCAATTATCTGTTCCTTTAGTTTGTTAAGTTCATCCACCAAAGTCTGAACTTTAATAAGAATCTTATCTTTGGCTTCCTGCCCATCATACGAGAAGTCAAGACTAACCTGTCGGTTACAGTCACTAATCTTAAAGTAGATGGAAGAAAGCGTGCTATGCCATATCTCTACATCACAATCGAAGGCAGCCATACCCTTTTCAGGGTTTAGGAACCCTCGGGCGTAGGATTTGATTTTGGCGTTACTAGCCATTCTTTAGGAAGTCCTTTCTTAAGGTCCGTCCATTCAAAGTTGTTGGCCTCACACCACGCAGAATAGGTAGTGGGGGAGCCCTTATATAACTTATTGTCTGACTTGTCGAAGAAGAAGCGAAGGATAATCTCAGGGTGCTGATCTCGCACCAAGATGTATTTCTTTCGATCACTTGCTGTCAGGCGTCCTTTTACTTCGATATAGCTGTTCTCAGCCAGTTTGAAATCGGTAAGATATTTATGCTTAGAAGCTGGTACGATATACTCAAGCTTGTTTGTCTCGTACTGTACCGTTGGCAATAGCTCTGCCACCTTACCCTCCAGCTTACTTCGGTAAGCAGGCTTCTCAGTCTGCGACTTCGGGGAGATCGATGAGGTCGAGGGAGGTTTGTGTCTCCGGGTTCCGCGAAAACCCACCGTTATCGTTCCAAGTTAGGGGTTGTTTGAATTTTGCATCCTCCAATTCTACGTCATAGAAACCACACCACGGCCGGTCATAGCCGGTGAAGTGTCCAGTGACTGTTACTTTACTTCCTGCACGAGTGGTAGCTTCAAATGGGAAGTTCATCGTTTGTTCCAAAGTAGACTTGCTGTCCAGTCACGATCTGCCTTACTACGGGCTAACATTTCTTTATAGTGTTCCGACTTGGGATACCTCTTTACTAAAGATTCCCACTGCTCAATGTGGCGATCAATGTTAGCTAGATGCCTCTTGAGGGAAGTTCCATTCATCGTGTTCATGTCGAAGGATGTATAAGAGACGACCATTGTTTAGCAGGGCTTCATCACCCAGTTCATAAATGTCTTGAACAACCCGAAACATCTGCCAAGGAGTGCTACAAGATTCATGGATATCAGATACAAACTGAGACAGAAACTTAGGAACAGTAATTCGCATTTTTCCATCATAGCCAGCAATGTTGTCACTACGGTCTCCCATGATAAGTTGGGTGTAAAACGAAGCCCATCCCTGTCGGGGAGACACGAACGAGAACTCATCCTTTTGAAAGTTGTAGTGATGTCCGGGAATCTGTAACAGGTCTTTGTCGTACGAGCAGATGACAGTTTCCTGTCCGTGGTCAGCAGATTGCTCAATGCCAAGGTGATCGTCTGTTTCGATGCCGTCGGCGATGTGAGCTTTCCACTCAGTTACTAGGAACTCTCGTACTTGTTGAAGCCATGCAGGACGTTCTTTATTATCCCGGTTAGCTTTGTAGGTGGGGTCAATCGAGTAGCGGAAGTTATCACCCCCGCCGATGAACAGCTTATATTCCGCAGCGTTTGTATTGTGCAGGATACGTCGCATCTTTTCATCGGCACGAGCAATGGCGGTATCAAGTGACTCCCTCTCCAGCTTCGCCTTGGTAGGCTCACACGAGGCCGCAGAGGGGTAACTGATTAGGTCGCCGTCAATTAGAGCAATTATCGGGCAAACTCATTAAAGAAAG